GGCTTCATACTCAGAGTTCGGTCAGGTCAAGCCAATAGTCGCAAAGAAAAACGAAGATGGAACTGCAACTGTTATTGCAGGTAACCACCAACTTGAAGCAGCAGTCAATCTCGGATGGGAGCAGATTGCAGTTATTTTTCTAGATGCCGATGACAAGAAAGCAATTGCTTTTGCTCTTGCTGACAACAGGACGATGGAACTTGGTTATACGGAACCAGAACTTCTAACTGACATGCTTCTTGAAATTAGCGAGTACTACCCAGACCTGCTTGATGGATTGGGATGGGACGAGTTTGAACTTGCCTCAATGGAAAGCGACATGATAATCGAGCAAGCAAGCATCGCCAATAGAGATGACGAGATTCCTCAAACAAGAGAACAGGTAGCAGAACAAAAAGTTTACGATGATGCTGTTGACTCAATAAAAGGAATGGTTGAAAAAGATTCTTCTGGCGAAAATAGGATTGTTGCAAATTCAAACCTTGACCATTCTGACATCGCCACTCGTGGCTCTACGGTTGCTGTTCCCGGCTCTGCTCCACAAGCAGCAGTTCAGTACACAATTGTTTTTGATAACGCAGACCAGCAAGCCCAGTGGTACAAGTTTATTAAATGGCTTCGTTCCGACCCTGCTGTCGATGGGGATACAACGGCAGAGAAGTTAATCAACTTCATTGACCCCCACATGCCATGACCAGACAAAGAATGTTTTTAAACATTTCATGCGTGGATGCAGCGCGCCAAAGAATACGTCACGTATACGACCAGTTCGATACTGTGTGTGTTCAGTTCTCCGGAGGCAAGGACTCAACTGCGGCTCTTCTCCTAGCCAAGGAAGTCCACGAAGAGCGTGGGCTCGGACCAGTCAAAGTTATATTTAGAGATGAAGAAATGGTCAGCCCAAAGACAATCGAGTATGTAGAACGGGTTAGAAACTACGACTGGGTTGACATGGAGTGGTACTGCCTCCCGTTTATTGCCGAAGTATGGGTTCTTGGTAAGCGCGAGAGAATACTTCTGTGGGGTGCTCTTCGTGGCAAAGAAGGACGTTGGGTCAGGGATATGCCTCCATGGGCAATCAATGCTCAAACTTTTGGCCTCGACCCAGCCATGTCCCTTCCCGAGCAGGCCGACTACTACACGATGCAAGGCAAGGCGGGAAATGTCGCTTTTATCACTGGCGTCCGCGCGAGTGAGTCAATGGTTCGTTACCGCTCAATTGTTCAGAAGCTTCACGAGAACTACATTGTCACCCCGTACAAACTAAAAAGAGGAATACCGCTTAAGTTTGCAAAAATAATTTATGATTGGAATACGGATGATGTATTCAAGTTTATAGTTGAAGAACATGGTTCTGATTACTGTGAATACTACGACCTTGCAGCAATTACCGGGAGCAACACGAGGGTCGGAATTCCACTGCACTCAATCGCTATTAGAAGAATTGGCGACGTTATTGCCACTGAGCCAGAGTTTTATGACAGGCTTGTTGAGTGTTTTCCCCATATTGATGCTCAGCGAAGAATATGGAAAGACTTCGATGTTGAAAAGCTGATTTCTGAGTACGCCAGTGATGGCTTTACTGGCGCTTCAAATTTTATTAATGACTTTATCATGGGTGAGGAGGCATCTCGCTCTGCGAAAACTTTTGTTTCAAAGTTTAGACAGAAACATGCAATAGACCCAAATGGGTATCCAATCAACTATCTAATAAGAACGCTTCTCCTTAATCAGTTTGACACCAATTCTCCAACTCCAGTGGGTCCCAAGACAAAAGCACATGCAGTAAGAACGATTGAACAATCAGAGGAACAAAGTGAAACATTTGAATATTAAGTACATGAGTGCAAGCGAACTTAAAGTTCCAGAATGGAAAGCTACTCACATACTGCGCCCAGACCTTTTGGTTTTGTCTGCATCGCTAATGGAGTTTGGTTTCATCGAGCCCATACACATCCGAGCATCAACTAAAGAAGTAATAGATGGTAGCGAAAGACTGTTGCTGACTTTAAATGTTTCCAGAATTGCCGATGCCCACGGAGACTTGATTCCGGTAATTGAGCATGATTGCGATGGCCTAGCCGCGATGATGATGCACCTCCGTCTTAATCGAGGTCGTGGGAATCTTGTCTCCAAGAAGACTTCAAACATTGTGCGCAAGCTCAAGCAGTCCGGAAAATACAATCGTCACGATTTTGACTCGCTCCTTTGCATGAAGACCGATGAGCTAGAGGTCATGATTGAGGCGTCAATTATCAAGACCAGGAAGATAGCAGAGCACACATATTCTCGCGCTTGGGTCCCAATTGAGGCCCCTGCTGGGACGGTAGACAGTGAGCCAGTTGTAGAAAGACCACCGAATCCTGATAGATGACGATGATATAATGATTACATTATTCCGTCCAGAAATAAGGAAAAACAAATATGCCAGGATTAATTCAGGGACCAACACTTGCAGACGTAGCAGAAAATGTGAGTAGACGAGAAAAAGAAATTAGAAGCAGGGGTAGAGTTTCGCGTCGTGGTTCTGCTGAACTAAAGAAACTCGAGACAGCAGCTCGTGGCGCAGGTGCATCGAAGAAGGATTTGGCTAGACAACGAGCTATCGCAAAGGAAATGAGAAAACCAGGAATTTCAAACAGAAGGCGCAATGCCCTCTTTAATGAATCTGGAAGAATTGCCAAGAGAGCAAGAGCAGCAGCAGCGAAGAAGAAGGCTGTTGCCGCCAAGAAGGTGGCTAAGGCAAAAGCAGTTAAGAAGACAGCCAAGAAGCGAGCTGCTACAGCCAAGAAGGCTGCAAAGAAAACAGCCAGACCAGCCAAGAAGGCAGCTAAGAAAGTTGCCAAGAAGGCAGCACCAGTCAAGAAGGCAGCTAAAAAGAGTCGTTAAACTCTAATTATCGAGTTGTAAATAATTAGTGCTTTTCTTTAAAGTGCTACAATTGGACTGAAAAGTTGCAACCTCAGAGGTAAGCCATGCTTGTATCAGTTCACGATTTAGTCACATACATGGACATTTCGCTGTCTATGCGTCAACAAGATGCTGCCGAGATGGTTCTTGAAGGTCTTCAAAGCGAACTAGAGGCTTACCTGAGAAGACCTGTTGAGCCAACAGAGTTCACCGAGGAATACGTTCTTGACTCGGGTCACCTTGGTGTTCCAATGGGCACTTTCCTTTCCGTCAACAGACCGGTTGGTGACTCATTTAGCACCACGAGCCCTGTAGAAAATACTGTTTACACAGAACCTCCACAGACCATATATTTGCGTAACTCCCCTGTTGTCTCGGTAATCGAGGTAACTGTCAAGCCGCAATTCGGCGATGAGCGTGTGCTTGTTCCGGAAAGCGACTATGTAGTTAGACGGTACGGAATTGACTACTTCTTTGGATTCTCAAACGACATAGTTACAGTTAACTACACCGCTGGCCTTGATGGTGAAAACATAAAGATGTTCAAGCTAATGATTCTTCGCGCAGCAACTCGCGAAATGCAAAACATGCATGATGACGTCGTTGGCGTTAAGGACCTCAACACGAGAAACGTCGCACCGCTAGAAACTGGATTCAGTGACCGCGAGCTTGCCTCTGTCAGGAAGTACAGAAGAGTTAGAGTTGCGTAATGGCTAGGACAACTGGCAGGATAACAATTGAGGTTGAAGTCAAGGCGGATGATGTTCTTGAACTCCTAGAAAACATGAAGGACAGGGCTAATGATATGCGCCCTGTTTTTAGGTGGGCAAAAGGTCAGCTTGAACTAGCCAATGCAGCAAACTTTATGGCTAATGGTTTGCCAAGCGGCAAACCGTGGGCGCCACTTGACAAGGACTACGGTACGTGGAAGTCAGCGCGCTTCCCCGGACGTGGAACGATGGTCCAGACAGGAAATCTTTTTAGAAGTCTTATCAATATGAACGACTCGGCAGTGAACGTAATTTCAAAAGATACAGCCACATTCGGAACAAACGTAGAGTACGCGAAGTTCCATCAGTACGGAACCACGAAGATGCCTTCAAGAAAAATAGTGTTCACCCCACGGGAATTCCCACGAGAACTTGGAATTAGCATGGTCAAATATATGGTTCTTGGTGAGGATGCGATTACATGAGCCTGATGCATGGCCCGCAGTTTGCCAAGTCTTATGTCAATGAATATCTTAAATTGGATATCCCAACGAGAATAGTTAGCTATCGAAATGGCTGGAACGTTGACGACATTACCCTTCCGACACCAATCGACTTCTTCATCCACGAACCAATTGCAATGGATACCTGGCCGACAATAATCACCGCAGCAATATCTACAAGCAAATTTGAAAGAATTGGATACGACGGGTCAGACCCTCTTTACCGTGTTGACTACTCAATGCGCACATATGTATGGACAAGGTCTGATGGGGCTGAAGCCGTAACGACCATGAGAGACCGTTTGACCACAGTTCTCAGAGCCGCCCTCCTCGACTACCCGTGCCTTAAGGCGTATGACGATAGGAACTCTTTTCGTGCAATGATTGACGAATCAACCATTCGTGAAGAGTTCTCCGACCTGACGCTGCTAAAGGGTGACAGGTTCCTTGCTGGTTCATACATCTCGTACACACTGCAAATAGACGAGATAGTCACAAGGGAGTCAATAGGTACGGTTTCAGAAATTGACCTGGAAGTAATAAATACTCCACTAACCGATAGTCTCCCTACTTTTGAACCTTTGTGAAGTACAATAAAAAAGGTTTAAAACATAAAACCGTTTACATCAAATCTTTTTAACAGTTGCATTAGAAAAACGTTTTGCATCTGTACAATTGAAACTAATAAGCGGGATTCCAATCCTAAAACGAGCAACAGGAGTGTCCAATGCCCGGTGTAGTCATTTCAACAGCAGTAAGAACAGGTCCATCAGCAACAACGGTTCGCGAATCATCGCAGCTCTTTGTCGTTGGAAAAGCACAGCGTGGACCAACCGACGAAGCAGTACTCATTGAGAGCATTGCTGACTTCGAAGCGAAGTTCGGCGGTTACCTTTCAAGCTCTTACTTGCACCCAACAGTTGAAACATTCTTTGAAGAGGGTGGCACACAGTGCTACGTTGCTCGTACAGTAGGTGCTTCTGCAACAGTCGGAACTCTAGACCTTGATGACTCCTCGTCGGCAGCTGTTTTGACGATTGACGCAAACGGACCTGGCACATGGAGCGCCGACATAGATGTTGAAGTAG